ATGACTAAAGAAGACCCGTCAAATATTGAAATGACAAAAAATGTAGAATTTAACGGTCACACATATTCTGTCGTTCCAAATATGTCAGAAATGACAACGGGTGAATTTATTGACCTTGAAACATACTGCGAAAACGTGACAGAAAACCTTCATAAAATTGCCAGTGTGTTATACAGAAAACAAATCGGTGACGTTAATTATTTTGGACGATACAAGGTTGAGGACTACGACCCGACACACGAAAAAGAAGAATTGATGAAATCGTTTCCAATGGGTTATGTTTTAGGCGTTCTAAATTTTTTTTTTCATTTAGGCGAGAAACTTTTGACAGATTCCGCCAATTATTTGGAAACACTAAAGTAATACAAAACGAAGGTAAACCAAACCAACGTATTGTAACAACTGACGAACGATACCAAAAAAAATGGGGTTGGTATGCAATATTATACGACCTTGCAGGGGGTGACATTTTAAAAATTGAACTAGTGACAAAAATTAAGATTTATGAAAGTTTGACTTTTTTATCTTATAAACAAGACAAATTTATATTAGACAAAGAAAATGCAAAACGATAATTTAACATATAACAACATTACATATCGACAAATGATTGAAACGTTTGACGATATTGCAACAAATCACACACAAATAAAGTCGTTTAATTCTGGTAGTTTAAACGACGTTGACATTGAAAAATTAAACGTTGGCAATTTTCCGTTGTTATATGTAACGCCAAACCCAGTGAGTGTTGCAGAACAGTCGTTGACATACAGTTTTGACGTAATTGTTGCAACAATAATTCAAGAGGATTTTACAGACATTGACGACGCATACACGCAAATGTTATTAATTGCAAAAGACGTCATTTCACAATTTAGGCAATCACATATTTTGGTTTCATATGCAGACCAAAGAACAACGTTAACAATGCCAATTAATTTAACGCCTTTCACTAGTCGTTTTAGCAATATGTTAACGGGTTGGGGTGGCACATTTGAAATTGTGTGTAATAATGTTAATAATGTGTGCATTTCGCCAATGACACCAAACGACGGAAATTAATATGGCATACGAAAATAGTATAAGAGTTTTACAAGGGTTTGCAAAAAAACAAGTTGACGACGCAAAACGTAATCTTAGCCAGTCAAAAAATTTAGTCAATCAAATCAAATCAATTGTAATTGGCGACTTTTTAAAAGACCCAGTTGTTAAATTTACATTGCCTAAATACGCGGGGTTTGTTGACACTGGTGTCAAAGGCGTAAAAAACAAACGCAGACAGTTAAACAGTGCCTTCGCAAATTTAATATTTGGATTTAAAAGACAACCCGCATTTTCTGGACGAAAAAAAATGATTCCAACGGCGTCAATTGACAAGTGGGTTGTGCGTAAAATTAAAGGCGACATTCGTGACGACAAAGGGCGATTTGTGTCAAGGCAATCACTAAAATTTGCAATTGCAAAAAGTATATACAAAAAAGGATTAGGGCAGGGCGGTCAATATAAAACAGATGTTGGAAAAGGGTTTTTTAGTAAACCTTTAGAACAAAACTTGCCGTTAATGTATCAAAATCTAGCAGGTGCAATTGCAAAAGATATAAAACAAAACTTAACTAAAGAAGAATATTTCGTATAATGGCAACAATTCAGATAATACAAATACCAACACAACAACAACTTTACACGGGAACAAACACGTTTGACGAATGTTTGCCGACAAACTATTTCCCAATTTTGCCAGTGACCGTGCAAGTGCAAGACAATCTTGCAATATATTTTAAAGTTAAATTTATTTTACGTGTATATAAAGACAGTGTTTCTGACGCTAATTTATTGGCTACACTTAAACAAAGAACAAACAATTTTTCGACAACAACCGACCAAGTTGCAATGTTTGATTTGCAGGGCATTGTAAACACACAATTAGGATTTACATATCGTGACGCAGACAATGTAAACAATGAAGTGCATAGCATTGGAAACCATGATAATGACCAAATATTTACACGTAACCAAGCGACAATAAAAACTATTGTTGTGGTTGCAACATGGGAAAAATCAGACAACGCAAACGATTCGCCAGTAGAACAAACTGGTGACACAGTGACAATGACAATGTTTTTTGCACCATCAACATTTAGATTATTTAAAACAGTAGACCCGTCAACAAATCCTTTAAACAGTTATTTTATTAATAATTTAGGTTCACAAGTGTTGACAAACACACCAATTAACAGTGATTTTAGGGTTGGAAATCGTGCGTCTACGGGCATTTTATTACGTGGTCGATTAAATTATGTTAGTGCGTCAAGTTGTTACCATACAATAGCGTTTTTAAATAAAAGTGGGTGGGGTTCTGACGGTCAATATATAATTTTAAAATATTATGATAGCAATTCAACGCAGGTTGGCAACACTTATGCCATAGAAAACAACACAACACAAGGGGGTGTTTTACCTGCAAGTGCAAACAGTGACGATAAATATATGATTTTTGCAGGTGTTGGAACTAAAAATTTAAATTTTTATGTTGGCGACGCCTATAAAGATACGGTTGCGATTAGCACATTTGACGGTCAACCAAACAACGTGTCTGGGTGGTCATATTATACAATACATTTGGCAAATGCTACATCTGGCACAGACGCAACGCGTAAATCACAACAATACATTTTTATTAAAGACGACACAGTTGAAAACACGTCAAGTTTTAGTGAGGTGACAAACTGCAAAGGTCAAGTTGTTGTTCGTCTCGCGTGGGTCAATGAACTTGGCGGGTGGGATTATTACAATTTTAGAGGTGGTCAAGTTGAAACAATGCAAACAGAACGTATTGAATACAGTTCAATATTGGGTGCAGAACAATTGTCTGACAATAACATTTATCGTTTTGACACATGGGGTCAAGGCAAAAGGACACTTAAAACAAACACAACATTAAAGGCAAGATTGCAAACACAATTTATAACGGAAGAAGAATCTAAATATTTAGAACCATTGTTCAGTTCACCTGCGGTTATGGTTATTGATAACAACATGGAAACGACAACATTTGAAAACGCAGGTCAATCAGTAATTGTGACAAGCAAATCTTACGAACGTAAAACATCACCAAAAAACAAATTAGAAATACAATATACTTTTGAAATAGAATACGCTAATAAATTAAGCACAATTTCGTAATGAATAGAGTTCGACTAATAGTATACAGACAACCAGACAGTGCAACAACAACGGAAACTGGTTATGAACTTGACTTGCAAGGCACTCCAAACGTGTCATTAAATTTTCAGTTTAGCGACATAAAAGAACCGCAAACAAGAAAAGCAAGTTTTTCGCAGACATTTAAGTTGCCATTTACTGACACAAACAACGACTTTTTTCAAAACTGGTATAATGTAAATTTAGAAACACTAATATTTGACACACGCAAAAGGTTTAATGCGATTTTATATGTAGGCACACAACCGCAATTTGAAGGTTTTATTCAGTTAAAAGCGGTTTATAAAAAAGCGTGTTTATACGAAGTTGTTTTGTTGTCTAATACTGCGGATTTGTTTACAGTAATTGGAAACAAGCCGTTAAAAGACGCGTTTAAATTAGCCGACGGGTTTACTTACACGACTGATTATAACCACGACTTTACAGAATCAAATATCAAGGCAAGTTGGGACGGCACGGCAGACGGTTTCAACAATCTTAGTGGTGTTTCGTTGCGTGATACGACTGGCGGTGTGCAGAAAATAATGTATGACATAAGAGTTACAAAAGCGGGTTTTTTCTATTCTCAAAATGGTGCGTCATTTTTAAGTATGTCACAAACTAATGTTGACGCCTACGACAACGAACTTGCAAGTATTTTACAGGTGCCAATAACACAATTACGACCGTCAATACAGTTAAAAGAAGTTTTTGCACGTATCATAAATAGTGCGGGTTTTACGTTTTCGTCTAATTTCATAAACGGTTCATATTTTACTAAACTATTTATGACCCTTGCGGGTTATTTAGGTGACGAGCCTTTGCCAATGACAAATAGCGGGACGCAACCCGCAGGAGAAATGAAAGTTGGTAACAACAGTCAATGGGGAAATTGTCGCGGTGGCAACGCGTCAACAATAGCAGGTGACGGACAAGCACTTTTAAATAATAGTGGCAACCCAGTCAACATTGGTCAAACAATAAATCCTGCGTCAACAATTGTGACTGTCCCTGCAAATACAACAAGCGGATTTTCTTGCATATTTAACGAACTTGACACATGGAACAGTCAATATAATTATTTTACAAGACAGTTCGACGCAATGTTAACACTTAACGTTGGTCACGGTTTACAACTGCAAAACGTTCAAACAACAAACGAAAATTCTGGCGGATATTGGCGACTGCACGTGTATTTAGTAGAATGGGACACAGTTAATAATGTAGAAGGCAATATAATTGCAGGGAGTGAAGTAATTGAAGAAGATTACACAAATCCGAATTTAATTAGCGACCAAGTCTTTTTTTACAATCATTTAATTGACTTGACAACAATGGCAATTGGACAGTCTGCACGTGTTAAAATGAAAATGTCACAAGTTAAACGAACAACTGGAAACAGTTGTCGAATTCGCTTTGGTTCGCCAGATTATCAAGTTACTTGTGCAAGTTTAAACAACCGTTTAGTTATAACATGGAATAGTTTTTCAACCTTTGTTTATGGCGTCGGACAAGGTGGTGTCAATATACCGTCATGCGTTGACCCTGCACTAACACAAAAAGATTTTTTAATTGATATAATACAACGTTTCAACCTTGTTATAATACCAGACCAAGAAGACCCGACAAACTTAATAATTGAACCATACAATGAATTTTTAGCACAAGGAACAATAAGGTCTTGGACGCACAAATTAGACTTGTCAAAAGAAATAATTATAAAAGACACAACAGAACTGCAAAAAGCAACAGTTCAATTGTCAGACAAAGAGGACGTTGACTTATTCAACAAAGAAATTGCCGAAACGCAACCACAAATTAATGTTTACGGACATTACGACGAACTAACAATAAACAATGACTTTGCAAAAGGCGAATTGACAAACAAACCAATTTTTTCGCCTTATATAAATGGGCAAGTTTATGTCAGTGAAGACACGCAACAACCAACACAAATTAACAACATGGCGGTTCATTATGAACACAGTTACAAAGAAAACGAAGGCGAAGTCGAAGTTTCACTTGAACCAGTTAATCCAAAGTTGTTTTTCTATCGTGGCACACCCGTTGACACAATTGGAAACGGCGGTAATGCGGTTACATATTATTTACACAATCAAAACGTTGCAGGTGCAACAATCACGGCGTTTGCGTTTACAAATTACCCCGTCTGCACACCATACGACATTGACCCGTCTGGCACTGACGACACATTCACTTTATCGCCAAATACAAAAAGTCTATATTTTGACGCTAACCCCCCAATTTTTGGCAACCTAACTATTTTTAATTATAATGACATAGAGGGGACATGGTCTAACAATACACTATACGGATTATATTGGCGAACATATTTAAATTCGATTTACAACGAAGGTGCGAGAATTATGGAATGTTACTTGTATTTGGACGAAGTTGACATTTCAACATTTGGATTTAACGACGAAATATTTATAAAAGACACATACTGGCGTATTTTAAAAATTGAAAATTATCAAGTTGGCGTAAAAGCAACAACAAAAGTGACGTTGTTAAAAATTATAGAAACTGAAATTCCTTGCATTGGTTGTGATTATGTTATTGCTTCAGATTCAACTGGGTCAAATTTGTATGCAAATGCACTTTATTGGTGGTGTCCCGAAGACAATCCAAATTGCAATCCTGCAATTGGCAATTATGCAACCGAAGGTGTTGAAGCGTTTCGTGATGTTGTAGCAAACGAAAGTTGTTGCACGTGTGCAGGTGGCACACCATTGACGGGAATCACGTTTTTTGAAAGTCAAGGTTTATACCCATGTTTAGCAAATACGGGTTCAATGCCAATTAACCAATTAAACAGAACGTTAGTTCGTTCAGTGTTACAAGGGGGACGAACAAAGCAAATAGGTTTTGGAAAGTTTGGAAAAATGCAATTTATTGTTGGTAGTGACAACAACAAGTTTTCGCAAAATATATTGCCAACAATTAAAGACGACTTAGTAATTAAATACAATAATAAATTGTCAAACAATCCAGTTGTTAAAGGCGAGTCACACCGTCTTGTTTTATTAGGCAATACAACTGGCAACACACGAGGTTTTGCACACCCCGAAGGTATATCTACAAATAAAGGCGTTAGAATACCGACAAACACAAATTTAATTATGCGTGTAAGCGGTATCACAACAGTTGTTGGCGGAACTAACACAACATTTACAGTTGGAAAAACTGAGGGTTTTGCATATTTTACCGCGTTTATAAATAACCGTGACCACATCACGCAATTAGGGACGGTCGGCGGAACACCAGAGTTTGCAATCAAAGAATCATCACTTGTTTCAACCTGCACATTAAACATTGTTGCAAATGACAATTATATTGAATTTGGTTTAGACGACAGTAACACAGACACAATAAGAAGTTGGGCGTTAACAGTTGACGTCATGGTGCAATCTCTTGCAAATATTGACGAACCTTTTGACGAAAATAATGCAATTTTCCAAAATAGTGATAACATAACGTTCCAAGAGGGACAACGAATGATATGGAATTAATAGAAAAACACATAAAAGTTTCAACGCAATTAATGATTGCAAGTCTTAAAACCGTCAACACTGTCGAATTGTATGGTGAACCCGATTACAATTTTGTGTATGGTTTGCAAGAAAAACACACAAGTATAATAAAAATGTATAAAGATATAAAACGAATAATATGGCAGAAGAAGTCACAGTGAATGTCAAAGTCACGGGTGCGGAACAAGGCAAAAAAGACATTGACAGTTTAAGCGAATCAACAAAAAAAGCAACGCAAGACGCAGACAATCTTGGCGGTTCAGTCATGGACGCATGGGGTGAAGTTAACATTCTTGGAACGTCACTTGGTTCTGTAACGAACGCTTTTGTAAAAACTGGTAAACAAGCCAAATTGATGTTTACGTCAATAAAGGTTGGTTTAATATCCACGGGAATTGGTGCGTTTGTTGTTGCCATTGGTTCACTAGTCACATTTTTTACACAAACACAAAGGGGTGCAGAAAAACTGGAAATTGCAATGGCAAAACTTGGTGCAGGTTTTCAAGTTGTTGTTGATAGGGTGTCAAGTTTTGGCGAAGGAATAACAAAATTATTTCGTCGTGGTGGTTTTAAAGAAGGCATTGACCAAATAAAAGACAGTTTTAAAGGCGTCGCTAAAGAAATAAAAGAAGACGTCAAAGTCATGGGCGAATTGACAGACCAGTCAATAAAACTGCGTGAAGCCGAACGACAAGTAAATGTTGAAACTGCACAAAGACGAGCAGAGATAGAGCAACTAAAACTAATTGCCGAAGACAGAACAAAAAGCGAAGAAGAACGGTTGAACGCGTCACAAAAGGCGTTTGACATAGAACAAAACCTTGTTAACCAACGGTTGCACATAGCAAGAGAACAAGTCAGAATCCAAAAGGAACAAATGGACACGTCTGAAAATATGGAAGAAGACTTGGAAAAATTAACGCAATTAGAAATTAATCTTGCAAATATACAACAAGAGTCAACGACAAAGCAAATTGAGTTAAACAATAAGATTAACGCAATTAGACAAGAGGGTGAAGCTAAAAAAGAACAAGCCAGAATAAAAGAACAACAAGACAAGGAAAAAGCCGAAAAACAAATCCAAACAGACCTTGAAATTTTGCGACAAGCAAACACGACGCAACAAGAAGAAGAACTGTTTCAAGCGGAACAAAAATATAATAAACTTATTGAACTGGCTAACAAATACGGTCAAGACACGGCATTTATTACTGAACAGTATGGCAAACAAGTTGCAGACATAAACGAAAAATATAAAGAAGAAGAAGTTGAAGTAGAGGAGTTTACACAAGAACAAAAACTTGCAATTATAAATCAAGGTTTGTCGGCGATTACTGGTGCGTTAGGTGAAAACAGTAAAGTTGGAAAAGGTATTGCAGTTGCACAAGCATTAATGAACACTTATCAAGGTATTACAGTTGCTTTAGCGTCTGCACCTCCGCCATTTAATTTTATCAGTGCGGGTGCGGTCGGTTTAGCAGGTTTTAAAGCGGTGCAAGACATACTTAAAACAGACCCCGTAAATCCTTCAAGCGGTGGCGGTGGCGGTGGTGTTTCTGGTGGCGGTGGCGTAGAATCACAAGCACCGCAAGGAATTGGGGGCAATCTGATACCACAACAATTAACGGAACAAGTGCAAGAAACTGCAAATCAACCAGTTCAAGCATATGTAGTAGAAAACGACATTTCAGAAAGTCAAGCGTTACAACAAGAACTTGACCTTGCAACAACATTGTAAACAAAATTAGCGTTTATATATTTATAAAAAACAACAGAAATGAAGAAACCTAAAATTGTAGAATTAATAATTGACGAAAGTGAAGACGTGTTTGGAATACAAGCAATCAGTCTTGTTTCAAACCCTGCAATTGAACGCGGGTGGGTTGCAATGTCTAAAGACAAATTTGTGTCACTGGCTAAAATAAACGAAGACAAACGAACATTGATAGGCGTGGCGTTAATACCAGACAAACACATTCCACGTTATGACCAAGAAAAAAACGAAGATTATGTCGTGTTTTTTAGTAAAGATACTATTGAAAAGGCACAAGAATTATTTATGAACGGTCTTAAAAATAACAACGCCACTGTTGAACATGAACAAAATGTTGACGGCGTCAGTGTCATAGAAACATGGATAAAAGAAAGTAAAAACGACAAGTCAAATTTATATGGATTTCAAGACGTGCCAGTTGGTAGTTGGTTTGTAAAAATGAAAATTTACAATGACGAAATATGGAAAGATGTAAAGCAAAACAAACTGCGTGGTTATAGCATAGAAGGATTTTTTGTTGATAAGGTCGTAGAAATGCAAAAACAAGACATTTTAGACTTAGCAGACGAATGTGTTGACTGTCAAGAAAAAGAAGTGTTAGAAGAAATAAAAGGCGTGTTGTTAGACGCAGAACTTAGACCAGACAAGACCCTTGACGGCACTCCAGTTTATAGAGATATTGAAAAGGCGGAATTATATGGCGAATTATTTTTTGACTGTTCTGGAACGCACCAACACGAAATTGACGGTGAAACATTTTACATGGCGTGTCGAACACATCAAGAATTAATGAAAAAACGCAAGAAAAAAACAAAATATAAACGACGCAAATATGAAAGGCGTTACAATTCTAATCAAGAAACGTTGCAATAATATTATTTGAAAGGCAACAAAATAAATTTAATTATATATATAAAAAAATACAACAATGAGTTCATTAAAAAAAATCAAAGAATTACTTAAATTTTCTAAGAAAAAAACCTATAAAATAAATATGTATGCCGAAGCCGTTCTGGACGACGCAAGAGTTATTGCAACAGATTCTGAATCATTTGAAATAGGTGCAGAGGTTTATGTTATAAACGACGAAGGTGCGGTTGAAAGTCTAAGTGAAGGCATTTACAAAATGCAAGACGGGTCAGAAATTAGAATTGACGCAGACAGTAAGGTTGCGGGAATAGGTGACGAAGAAGAAGTTGTCGAAGAAGAAGAAGTTATTGAAGAAGAACTTGCAGAAGAAAAAGACGAAATGTCTAAAAAGTTTTACAACAAATTTGAAGAAGTGGCAAGTGAAGAACTGGCAAAAAAAATGATTGATTTTATAAAAGAAGAAATGGCAAAAGAAAAGGAAGAAATGTCAGAGCAAATTGAAGAAGAAGAAAAAGTTGAAGAAACAAAAGAACAAGAAGTTGAACTTGAAAAAACAGAAATGTCATCAGACCTAATGGGCGAGATGTTAACAAGGTTAAACGCTATTGAAAGCAAAATGACTGCACTTAGCGAAGAACCTGCAAGTGAAGGTTTAAGCGTCACGCCGAAAGTTGACGCAAATGAAGTTAATTTGTCAAAACTGTCGGTTAAAGATAGAATTGCATATTATGTAAATCAAAACTAATTATTTTAAAAATGAAAAAACAAATTTCAAAAAAATATGACTTTACACAATCTGTAACGTCTAATTATGCGGGTGAAGAAGCACAAGGCTATATTTCCGCAAGTCTATTATCGAACCCGACTGTTGCAAACGGCGAAATAACCGTTTTAAACAACGTTGGTTTTAAAGCTAATCTAAGAAAAATAACCGTTGCAGGAACTGCGGGAAACCTTATGGCAGACCAAACGTGTAATTTTACGGATAGCGGAACTGTAACTTATGCGGAGAGAGTTCTAGAACCTAAAAAACTTGATGTTAACACGCAGGTTTGTAAAGCGGAATTCCTTAAATCATGGGAAGGTGCAAACATGACGGCAGGACTTAACGGAACGTTGCCAGTATCTTTTGCAGATTATTTAATTTCGCAAACTGCGGAAAGAGTATCTCAAGAAATACAACAATCAATTTGGGACGGAAACGGTGCAAATGACGGACAGTTTGACGGTTTTAAATTACTTTTAGCGGCAGACGCAGACGTGACCGACGTTGCCGCAGTAGGTGGCGGAATTGACGCGGATAATGTTGTTGCAGAGGTTGAAAAAGTTGTTAACGCAATTCCAACTGCGGTTTATGGTAAAGAAGATTTAAAAATCTGGATTCCAACTAGCGTTTACAAATTTTATGTTTCTGCACAAGCTAAACTAGGCTATTTAAACCAATACAACATGAATGACGGTGGTTTCCCATTCTCATTTAACGGCATACCTTTAGCACACGCATCAGGTCTTGCAGACAACACAATGATTGCAGGAAGAACGTCAAATATGTTCTTTGGAACTGACGGTTCAACGTCCGAAGTTAGGTTGTTAGACATGGCAGAATTAGACGGTAGTGACAACGTAAGAATCATTATGCGATTCAATGCGGGTGTCAATTACGCGTTTGGTTCAGACATGGTTCTTTACTCATAGTTTAAATAAATAGGGGGTTGCAATAAACCCCCTTAAATTTTTAATTTATAATAATTAAATAAATGAACAAAAAATATAATTTTGCGTGTAGTGTTAGTTCAGGACGGGCAATTGGGTGCAAAGATGTTATTGGAGGAATTACAAAGGTGTTTTTAATGCCATTTTCCGAAGGTCTTGAAAACATTTTGACTGTAACTGCGTCAACATATTTAGTGACAGACATTACATCCGCAACAACAGTTTTTCAATTTGACCTAAGACCAGAAACGTCAAGTTATACATCTAATTTTAATAGTGACGACGCGACTGGAACAAAATTTTATGAGCAAGTTTTGGAATTGCAACTACAAAAAATTGACAAAAAAGATTTGTTTTTCTTAGACGAAATCGTGCAAGGCAGAGTTCAAGCTTTTGTTCTTGACGCTAACGACAACGTGTTTTTAATGGGAACAAGATTTGGGGCGACTGTCACTGCGGGTAACATGGCAACGGGAACGGCACGTGGCGACTTGACTGGATTTACAATGACGCTAACTGCACGTGAAGAAATAAACTACATATTAGATGACTCCGCAGGTGTTGGGACTGCAAATTATCCATTTGACGGTTTGTCAAGTTCTAACGTCACAATCACTTTACCAACATATCCTGCATAATAATCATAATTTATTTTATAATTAATAAAAAAGGGGTCTTAATTGACCCCTTTTGCATTTAAATAATATTTGTATTGTTTTATTTAGTTTCGACAAAGACAATTTCGTTAGGGTCAATTTGTAATCCATAGCCTTGATAATTTTCATCATCACAATAACCAGTATCACCGAGTTTAACATATAATGTTGCATACCAGTCATTTTTAATTTTTACACTATATAGTCTTTTTGTAGTTTTACCCACTCTATAAAAATTGTCTTCGACATCTAATTTGCTAAATTTTATAAATTTGCCATTCATTCCAAGTGTATTTATATTTTGCATTTCTCTATTTTTAAGTTATTATTTTTTTTCTATACAATAAATATATAATTAATTTTTTATATAACAAGCAACAAAATGTAATTATTTTTTGTCCATATCTGTTAATTGTTTAAAAAAAAATTTAGGTCTATGTATACTATACAAACACAAAAACGTCTTAAAACGCAGGAAAACGCATAATTTTGCAATTTTTAAAATTAGTAAACAAAAAAGATTTATTTATATTTATAAAAAAGTAACATAATGATTATAGTCAAAAAAGAATATTTAAATATAAAATTAGGCAGTCGACGACTAACACTTGGCGAGTTAAATCAACGTCAACTAGAACACACAAAAAACGTTTTTGGCGACAAGTATTTTGAAACTGAAACAACAAAAAAAACAGTAAAAACAAAAAAAAAGAGTGATACACCTGACAGTTAATTCTAGTGACGCCATGACGTCAAATGAATTTGATTTAATGTTATTAGACAAATCAAATGTTATATATAAACCCATATTGCAATTTGTAAGTCAAGAAACAGAAGCAGGAATTTTTGGTCTAGCTACAATAATAGCACTAGACACAAAACAACGTTTTTTTAGACTGCGTATATCTTTGACAAACGACGGCACAAAAGACATAGAAACGGGAAAATTTGGTTTTGGCACGTATGAATTGCCGTTTGGTTTATATAATTACAATGTTTATGACAACATAAGCAACACAAACACGTTAATTACTGATTTAAAAATAATACATAAAGGCATGATGAACGTAATTTCTGACCAATCTGCAACGAAATTTGTTGGCAAAATACACAAACAAAACAACAACGTTTTTGTTTCAAATAATCTGGCATAATATGAAAAATAAAAATAAAAAAAATTATAATATGTCGGTTGTGAATATGTCACATTATAACATTCCGCACATAATAGAAAAAGACAACAAAGACTTTGTCAGTTTTGGACTTGATAATTTATACCCGCAATATTTAATTGAATTATACACTGGTTCTGGGATAAATTCTGCCATTATAAAAGGAGTTGCGTCAATGATTGCAGGTGACCAACAAGGTAGTTATCAAGGTTTGGACGTTGTTGATAAAGATATTTTAGAAGGTGACGCAAAAGAACAGTATTTAAAATTTGCAAAACTGTTAAATAAAAGTGACCGCAACACAATCAAAAATTTAGCGTTTGACTTAAAACTTTTTGGAACGTGTTATATTAACACAATATATAATAAGACAAAAACCGCTATTGCAGAAATAAAGCACGTTCCCGCACAATACATAAGAAGTGGAAAAATTGACAGTTACGGCAAAATAAATGAATATTATTACTCTTATGACTGGTCTAATCAACGAAAATATAAACCGCATATAATAAAAGCGTTTGACCCTAACAACAGAACAGACACTTCACAATTATTGTGTGTTAAAGAATACAATCCGCAGTCATTTTATTATGGCATACCAGATTATGTTGGCGGGACTGACTATATTAAACTAGATATGTCAATTGCAGAACTACACCTTGCAAATATTGAACATAATTTTATGCCGTCGGCTATGGTTTCTTTTAACAATGGTATTCCTAGCGACGAAGAACGCATGGAAGTTGAAAGAAAACTAAACGACAAATTTTCTGGTTCTGGTAATAGTGGCAAATTAATAATTACATTTAATGACGGCAAAGATACGTCGCCAGAAATAACACCGTTAAACACTGGTGATAATGATGACAAATATCAGTTTTTGTCGACAGAGGTTTCGCGAAAGGTTTTGACGGCACATAGAATTGTTAGTCCATTGTTATTTGGGGTAAAAGCCGAAAGCGGTTTTGGTAACAATGCCGAGGAACTAAAAGACAGTTTTGAACTGTTGTTGTCAAGTGTTATAAAACCATTTCAATCAACATTATTAGAAGGTTTAAGCAAAGTTTTTAGACTTAACGGCATTGACAGTCTTGACATATATTTTAAGACCGTAAAACCCGCACAATTTATTGATGTTGAAAAAGTAATTGACGAAGAAAAAGAAGGTATTGACATAGAAGACGTGACCATTGAAAAAATGGAACAAATTATTGACAGTCATAAAAAAAAAAGACAAGATTTTAAAGACCTAAAAGACATTGACACAAAGCCAACAAAAGGCATGATTGACGAAGCAAAAAAGGGTTTAGAATGGCGTCGTGAATATGGGCGAGGTGGCACAATGGTTGCCGTTGCACGTGCAAGGTCAATTGTCAACAATGAAAATTTATCTTTTGAAACAATTTCACGAATGAATAGTTTTTTTGCAAGGCATGAAAAAAGTTCTAAAGGCGGACAAGGATTTAAACCAAGTCAAGACGGCTACCCGTCGGCAGGACGGATTGCGTGGAGTTTGTGGGGCGGTGACGCGGGACAAACATGGGCAAAGAAAAAAGTTGCAGAAATTGAAAGGGTTCGTGAAGACTTGTCAATTAACGTGACAGATGACAAGGTTGATTTAAGTTATTTTGACGACATAGGAATAAAACTTGACGAAAACAAGTGGTTTGAAGCACATTCAGAAACAATTGATGACCATAAACTAGACAAAAGGTTTCACGAATTTGCTTATGCACCCGCAGGAACTCCAAACGTTGCAGACAGTTCATCAGACGTTGGAATGTTTCGAATATTGTATCGTTACAGTCAAACACTGTCAGTTAGCAAAAAAACTGGACAAATAACAAGTCGTGAATTTTGTCAAAAAATGGTGGCAAAATCTATTGGCGGGACTTTGTATCGTATGGAAGACCTTGAAAAAGCGTCAACACGTTCAGTTAACAAAGGTTTTGGGGCAGGTGGTTCAAATAGATATAATATTGCATTATATAAAGGCGGAAAAAATTGTCGCCATAAATGGGAACGCGTGTTTTATTTTAGGCGTCAAGTTCCAGAGGGTTCAACATTTGTTGATGTTGACGGAACAGAATATCAAGAAGGCGAATTTCTGCCAAACGGAACATTAAATAATTTTACACTTGTGTCGCAACAGTTTGCAAACGGCAAAATTCCAATGCCAAATGACGCAGACATGAGAAAAACAACTTGGCAAATGCCAAGACACGGTTCATTAAAACCAAACAAAGCAAAGGAAAAAAGTAATTCAATAAAAGCGGGATAAAATATGTCAACATTAGTTCATTCATTATTACTCAGTGCAGAAAATTTCAAATTAACAATGCCAGTTAGTCAAAGTTGTGAAAACACATTAATTTCACCAATTATTCTACAAGCACAAGACAAATACATTCAACCAGTTCTTGGAACTGATTTGTTTGAAAAACTTAAAACAGATATCCAAGGCAACTCATTGTCTGGCGACTATTTAACATTGGTAAGAGATTATATATTAAAATGTTTATGTCAATATACTTATGCAATGTTATTGCCACAATTAAGGGTTAGAAGTGTCAGACATAGCGTTGTGCAAATGGATAACGAACAAGGTGCGTCAGTTAGTTATGACGACATAAAGCCGTTAATTTCGACGGCGGAAAACATGGGCGAATTTTATCGCGAAAGACTCATTGACTATTTACAACACAATTCAAGTTTGTTTCCAGAATATCAAACAAATAATGAAGACCAAATGAGTGCAACAACACGAAATTATTATAGTGGCATAAATATGGACAAAAATTATTCAGATATGAATATTATGAAAAAAGCGGTTTTGTCTGCAATGGGACATAAGGACGTATGTTAAGGGGTAAATATAACACAAAACACGCACAAAAAAACTTTAACAAGTTAAAAAAGTATATAAAACAAATAAACAAAAACAATGGCAAATCAAAGGTTGACAGACAAAAGTGCATTTAGTGGTAATTTTGCAACAGACGATTTATTTCACGTCGTTGACGCGTCTGACACAAGTGCAAATCCTAACGGCACAAGTAAAAAAGTAACAAACGAACAAATTTTGCAAACTACAAAAAAGAGTATTTCTAACGCAGAGTTTTTATCTATGCGAACGGGTGCGGGTGTCAACGATTTTGTTGAATTAATTCCTGCAACTGGTTCTGGAACTTTTATTTTACCTGTTAATATTACAATGTTTATGACATATGCTTCATTAACAGAAACGGGTTCAATAAATTTATATGTAGGCTACAATCCAACAACCACAACTTATTACACAATATTTGCACGTAATTTTATGAAAAACATTACAACTAATTCAACATTTATTTTGCCTTTACTTGGTTCATCAAGTGGTTCACACTCTGCTAGTATAGAAAATCAACCCTTAGTAATGTATTCTAGTGCAAATTTTACTGGTGGTTTTAGTGCCGACGTTTACATCACATATAGAAAATGTTCAATTTAATAATAAAATACATATTAATATTTCCGTGCATTTGTTTAGGACAGTTTTATAAATATGCAACCGTTTATGGCGGTATGTCATTGCAATCACAAATTAATCAAACACAAACGTTTCAATGGATTAATAATGAATTGACAGAAACAACGCCAGACATTGGCGACAATTACAGATATTTTGTCGGCATAAAAAAACTGTCGCGTTTTAAGTGGGAAAAAAAACCAAAATTTTATTATGACGGACAAGAAGAAAACGCAAGTCAATATCGTTCACCAGTTGACAAGTTTGAATATTTATTGCAACACGAAAAAATAAAACAGTTTGGTCGAGAATATAACAATCACACAATATGGTTTCGTTATGTGGGGAAATATACAAGCACAAAAATAATTTCCACAAATAACGGCTATATTGATTTAAACTATAAATCGTTTGATTTGCGTTTTAAATACGATTTAAGCGGGTTTCGTGCAACACTTGGGGGAATAGTAAGGCAACACCCCGTTTATGGCTTAGACCCCTTTAAAATGGATTTTCCAAATTACAATGATTATGAAACAGTTGCTAATTCACTGGGCTACGTTAAAGAATGGTATTACATAGACGAAAACGGAAACGGTTATTTAGACAGACTAGAACAATCTTTTAATCGTTGGTTAATAGGCGGTAACATTGTTGCACAAAACACGGCACAATTTTTGCAATATTACGCGACAATTCCGCAAAGATACAACAGTAAAAGACTGCATGAACTTGGCAATCAAAGAACATTGTCTGGCGTCGTTGGACTGTCATATTACATTAATAGTGACAACCATTTTATTTTAGCATATAGCAATTATTTTTTTGTAAATAGTAAATTGACAAAATACGGGTCAGACACAAACGATTATGACGCAGGATTAATTGCAAATTACAAGATTACTAAAACACTGTCACTATACACACAAATTGAATATTTAAACTATTTTGGACGAGAAAACAAAAATATTAACATTGGAATAAATTATATAATATTATGAAACGAGTAATTTGCAACATTATCAAAATATTAACTTTAAACAACTTTTGCGGTGGTTGTTGTAAAAAATGCGACAAATGAAAATTAACGAAAAATCAGAATTTACACTTGACCTTAAAACAATAATAATGATTGTCGGTTTTGTGATTTCATTATCTGCAACATATTACACATTACAAGCCGACATTGAAGAAGCAAAAAAATTGCCAAAACTACCAATTAGTGAAAAAGAATTTGAATTGAAAGACGAATTAATCAGAACAACAATAATGAGCAATGCCGACAGACTAGAAAAAATTGAAAACAAACTAAACAAAATTGATGAAAGGTTGTATAATATTAATAATAAGTAGTTTTTTATATTTAGGAAACGCACAAGTTTCAGTTATACACTTTAACAGTGAATGGAATAAAGAAAACGCGTTTGACATATCAGTTTTAAAAGATTGTGACAAAAAAAATGTTATGATATGTCACAATGAAAAATTAAAAGACAAACACAATATAATTTCAGTTCCAACAATTATTGTTTTTGACGAAGGCAAAGAGGTTGCACGATTTCAAGCAAATATTCTTATGAAATTAACTGCAACAAAAAAAGACATACAACAAGAAATTGACAAAATTTACTTGACAAAATTTGAATAATGCGTATAAGCAAAAATTTTACACTTAGTGAACTAACGTCGAGCAATACCGCAAAACGTCTTGGCATAGATAACACGCCAGACAAAGAAGGAATAATCAAACTGCGAATATTAGTCACAACACTATTGCAACCCATTCGTGACCGAATAGGCGTTCCGATACGCGTTTCCAGTGGCTATCGCAGTTTGGAACTAAACAGAACAATAACTGGTCGTTCTGATTACATAAGTCAACATTCTAAGTGTGAAGCGGTTGACCTTCAATGTGTAGTTCGTGGAAAAATGGATAATTTAAGAATATACAACACGTTAATTGAAGGCGGTTTTGATTTTGACCAGTGCATTTTGGAATTTGGCGGTGCGACAGAAACAACAGAAAGCAAATGTCCAAATTGGATTCATCTGTCATATAGTATGGACAACAACCGTCGTCAAGTTTTAGTTGCATATAAAGACAAAAACAACCGCACTAAATATCGTAAACCAATAAATAAAATATGAAATTTTTAAAATCATTATTTGGAAATATGTCTGTTGACATTAACGCACTGGTTGACAATGTTGTTACAACAGACGAAGAAAAAAAACAACTTAAACTTAAGTTTAAAGAACTTGTCGCACAAGCCGAGGTGACTGCACAAGAGCAGGTCACAAGACGTTGGGAAAGTGACAACAAGGCGGGTTGGCTACCTGCAAACATAAGACCGTTGACACTGGCATTTTTAACAATGATATTTGTGACAATATCTTTTTTTGACGGAAACGTTGGACGATTTGCAATGAACCCAATTTATGCACCTATTTACACAAACTTGTTAATGGTTGTTTATGGTTCATATTTTGCAGGAAGGACAATTGAAAAAATGAAAAAATTATAAAAAATTTAAAACCATACAGACCGCGACTGTCAGAATTAGAATATAAATATGTTAAAAATATTCGCAACAATACTGACGAAATTATTTTAGTCATAAGCGACCTTCACATTCCCTATCATCACCCCGACGCAATTTGTTTTTTAGAGGCAATTAAAACGCATTATAATATTGATGTAGACAATCCAAATCATCACATTTGGAATTCTGGAGATGAAGCCGATTTTCACGGATTAAGTTATCACGAAAAGGAACAATCACTGGACACGCAACATCAAGAAACAATAAAAGCACGTAAAGTCTTTAAAAAGTTAGAACAGATGTTTCCAAAAATGACCTTAGTCCATTCAAATCATGGGTCAATGTTATATAGACGCGGAAAAACGCACGGCATTCCAAATTATATGTTACGCGATTACAATGAAGTTATTGGCGTTGGCAAGGGTTGGAAATGGTATGCAGATTATAAATTTAAAATGTGCAACGGTCAAACAGTCTTTATGACGCACGGCATGAAAAAAAACGGTTTGGCACTAGCTAAAGAAATGGGAATGTGTGTTATTCAAGGTCATTATCACACGTGTTTCGAAATAGGTTACACAAGCAACCCAATGAATTTGAACTGGTCAATGATGGTTGGTTGTTTAATAAATGATGATTCTAGAGCATACGCATATAATAAGGTTAATTCCGCACGTGTCATTTTAGGTTGTGGCATAATAATAAATGGACAACCTCAACTGTTGCCAATGGTTTTGGAAAAGGGCGGTCGTTGGAATGGTCAAATAAATTAAGTATTTTTGTAAAATGAAAACACTGCACACATACAGTCGTGACATAATTCTTGACGCAGAATACACGTATAATAAAGAAAACAAAAAGGTGTATAATATTAAAAAATTAAAGCGTCATTTTAAAAATGTAATAGAAAAATTAAAATAATTTAAAAATATTTTTGTTGTTTCTATATCTGTTAGCACATTTTTTTTTATGTGTTATCTAAATTTTTTTTGCCCAAAACTTGATTTATATTAAAATTATATTATATATTTGTCGTATAGAAAAAAAATAACATTAACTTAAAAATAGAGAAAATGAAAACAATACTAGAAAAACAAATCGAATACAATTCAGATAAAAAAAGAATACTAACTGAATTAAAAGAATTAACTAAATTAATAGAAAAAGACGAACTTAATCAAAAAACACTTGACAACATATCTAGTTCGTTAGAAAATATTATTCACGATTCTAATTATAATTATATTTGGGAATAAATTAAAATTTAGTCGTTGTGGCGACTATAAACAGTGCATTAAGCCACAAGCGTCCCGCAGAAATGCGGGGATTGTAAAAACATTAAAAAATAGAGAAATGAAAAATCAATTAAAAAGTAAAGCTATCAAAAGAGATAGGGAATTTATAGAGTGGACTATTAAGTGGTTAGACAAAAGAAAAAAAGATACAATTAGATTTCTTGAACTAAAAGAATTGGGATTACTAAACCAAATCTTTGACCCAAACGAAATGGATTGTATTGAGATTAGAGTTAAAAATCATTTCGGAACCAGAGAAGAATTTGACCAAATCAGTTTCGGATAACCAGAGTATTAATTAATTAAAATTTAGTCGTTGTGGCGACTATAAACAGTGCATTAAGCCACAAGCGTCCCGCAGAAATGCGGGGATTGTAAAAACATTAAAAATAGAGAAATGAAAAATCAATTAAACATAAAAGAATTACAATTGATACAAGATTTAATTGTTGATTGGAAATTTAACAGAGATATTTTGAATCAATTACCCATATCAGATGACAAAAAAAATTTGTTAGATGAAATAGGCATAAAATTATTAAATCAAATAAGACAACAAAAAGGTTAATAATAAATAAAACAAGTATTAATAAAAAAATAGAGAAATGAATAATCAAATATATAAGGACGTTACATTAAACGCCGACAGTGTTTCAATTGTTTTAGACGCACTAGAAAAACGAAAAACAAATTTATCTAACATATTAGAAAAACTAAGTTTAGATTTACACGCAAGTTATACAGACACCGAAATTCGTGGCGTCCAAAATAACATGACGTTAATTGTTGAGCAAATAAGAACTATAAATATGACAATTTCAGAGTTCAAAAATACACGTTACTACACAAAATAATATATTATGAAAAAAAGATATTTAATACACACTAAAGGCAACTATTATACAATGGTGCAAGACTGCACAGTAATAAACAAAGAAGTCGTTGACGTTAAAGTTGGTCACGGTTATATTGAGTTTTATGGCACTGAAAATGAACTAGACAAAATGTTAGATTATTTTGTAAGTCAGGGCGACCAGTATAACAAAGTAATTGGCGTATATGAAGACGACCCCGTTCAAGAGGAATATTACAAAAATTTATTGACAAAAAAATGATTAATATACATTGTTTGGAATTTGTTAAGGTCGGCAAAACCTACAAATCAAATCACGGCGGAAAATGGTTTCATATTTATTTTAAAGATAATGACAACGGCAAAAGTTATCGCACGACATTATATGAAAATATGAGAAATTTTCACAACTGGAAAAAAATTGTTGATTCTGCAACACGTGGTGACTATATTGACAATTTAAAATTTAAATTATACAAAGGTAAAAAAATTGTAGACGCAGACAGTCACCCAAAATTAATTAGTCAAGATGACATTTTAGAAATAGAAAAGTCTATTTTTGAAAATTATTTAGGAATATAAATTATTAAATTATGATAACAAGCAAAATTATAAACATTGAAAAACAATCAAAACCATTTATTACAAATGACGGAAAAACATTATATGTGTTTCAGTTAAAAATGGAAAACGGTGACATTGGCGGACTGTTTAAGACAACGGAAAACCCTTATGTTAGCGTTGGCGACACGATAAATTATACAAAGACAGAACGCGGAAATATAAAGATTCAACGTGACGGATTTGTTTCATCTAACAAAGAAAATTTTAATTATACTAAAGACGAAAAAACTAAAATTTTTGACGCTAAAGACCGCAGAATTAGTAAATTAGCAATTATTAGAGATACTATACAATTAGTTTGTCATGACAAATTACAAATAAATGAAATGCAACCATTTGCAGAAAATTTGTTAAATTGGGTTTACGATAAACAAGGCGTTAAGGATTTGGAATTTACAGACGATAAAATTCCGTTTTAAATAAACTGACATTCCCGCGCACACGCCCTTTCTTATTTTTTTTCTCTATTTTATCAGTGTGTGTGTGGGTTTGTCTTATAAATAGAGATAATGAAAAAAACATATTTTAACCACGATTCTAACGCAAGAAATGATTTAAAACTTATACGATTAAGACGTGCAGGAGGTTTTGAATATTACGGCATATACTTTGCAGTTTTAGAATTGTTATTTAGTGAGGAAAACAAATTATGTGTTGACGATTACGAAACACTGGCATTTGGTTTGCAATGCGACACAGAAAAACTAAAGTCAGTAATTGAGGATTTTGAATTATTTGTCATTGAGGGTAATTGTTTTTATTCTAAGCGATTATTTGAGCATATTGAGGAAATTAACAACAAATCAAACAAAGCGTCTGCAAACGCTAAAAAAAGGTGGTCAAATGCGGTTGCAATGCAGTCGCATAAGGATTGTTCTACTAGTAAAGTAAAAGTAAATAAAAGTAAATTAAATAAAAGTATAGAAGAAAGAATAAAGGACTTTAAAAAGTCCATACACGCAATAGAAGGTATAAATGAAAATGATAAAAATGATTTTTTTAATTATTGGACTGAAAAGAATAAATCTGGCACAAAATTTCGTGCAGAATTGCAACGCACTTTTGACATAAATTTAAGGTTAAAAAGATGGGCGTCAAATAATTTTAACACTTCTAATAAATCAAAGTTTCCCGAATATTTTGACGAATACACATTTAAAAAATTAGACGCTAAAGGTCAACAAGAATATGTTAAACACTTGAAAGACTTAGGATTTGAAACAGTATATTCACCAACTGCGGGAACAATGTGGCGAAAAAAACATAAAGAATGATTGACTTAATAAAACATATCTTTGGTTTATGTGGTGAACCCCATATAAATATTTTTACTATAATTATGACAACGCCAATAGTTTCATATATAATTTATAAAATATACAGATGAAAGAATACGAATTACAAAAGGCGGTTTGTAAATACTTGGACTTGCAAAACATATTATATTGCGGTTCAATGGGTGGCAATTATCAACCACATCAGTCTGTTAGAATACGTCAAAAACTAAGCGGTTACAAACGAGGATTTCCAGATTTATTTATTTTTGAACCTGCATTAAAAAAAGACGAAAACAGTTATTGGCATGGTCTTGCAATAGAATTAAAGGTCGGTTATAATAAGGCAACAAAAGAACAATTGCAGTGGCAAATAGATTTGCAAAAACGTGGTTACGTCGCAAAAATCTGCAACGGACTAGACGAAACGTTGTTAATTATTAGTAAGTATATAAAAGGTCAAATATAATGAAAATTAAACCAACATTTTACAACACAAGGAACGAACGTTTACACTGGAATTACAAAGATTCTAACAATTGGTTGTTTAAAATAATATATAAAGACGGCTTTACTTGTAAAGAACAAAATTATATCTTAAGGGACTTGAAACAAGACAAAAAAACAATTTCTTATATTTATAAAAAAATAAAAGAACAGTTTGACGTCATAGAAATTTTTGTTGACAAATTAAGCAAATATGAATATGACCTTGCAAAAAGCATACAAACGCCGTCAATAATTAATTGTGCTAAAACTAAACGAATACTTAAAAAATAATTACAAAAAGTTGAAAGAAATTGCAACAAAAATAACAAGTAATAAAAAATACAACACAGACGACCTTCTACACGACACAATTGTTGCATTATACGATAGTGACAAAACAAAAATTGAAAAACTAATTGACAAAAAAGAATTAATTTATTGGATTGCTAGAATAATGGTTAATCAATTTCATTCAAAAACGTCACCATTTTATAAAAAATATAGAAAATACTATAAAATAATTAATGAAAAATTTGTTTTAAACACATGGAACGACCAATATATTAATTCAACGTCTGACAGAATTCACAGAATGATTGATGAAGACCAAATTGAACAAAAAAAACAATTTGAAAAAGACTTAAAATATATTGAACAAAAACTAAAAACAATACATTGGTTTGACGCGGAATGTTTTCGCATATATTATCAAACTGGTATGTCACTAAATCAATTTTCAAAACAATGCGGTATAAACAGAAACACACTGTATAAATCTATTATTAAAGTAAAAAAAATATTAAATGAAAAATAAACAAACACTTGACAAAATAATGTTGTTCATTGGCACAATAACAATTTTGTCTTTAATTATAATTTTATGGTAAAATCAAAAGGTTTAGGAGACGACATTGACAAATTTACAAGTAAAACGGGTATAAAAAAAGCCGTAAAAATGATATTTGGTGACAGTTGCGGGTGTGAAGAACGTCGAAAAAAACTTAATAACATGTTTCCAAATTTTAGAAATATTAGACCCTTTACAAAAGACGAAAAACTTATATATGAACAAGTTATGCCAGACGTTGAAAAAACAAAGACAGTCACAAAAAATCAAAAAATTATATTAAACAAAATATACAAAGCCGTGTTTAATACTGACGCAATGTTTTCTAATTGTCCGCCATGCGTTAAACGTATATTAGACAATTTAAAACGTGTGTATGAAAAAAGTTGCGATTTAAATGGCTAAAAAGGTATTTACACATATTATTGTAAAAAAAAGAAAAAAACGCGGGAAACACTCTAAAAATGCGTCTAAAGGGCAAACGGCATACAAAAAGAAATATGTCGGTCAAGGCAGATAAGTAATTATGCAAAAACACACAAAGGTTTATTTTGATTTTTTTGGTTATGATGAATCATCATATATTGAATGCGAAATGAATTGCGGTTCACAAGCGGTTGACATTCACCATTTAGAACGTAGAAATAAAACAAAAAATGATTATATTGAAAATCTAGTGTCTTTGTGTCGTGACTGTCACATAAAATGCAATGACAGTTGTTTTAATATGTATGTTAGAGTGAAGCACCTTGAAAACGTTATGATTCACATTGTGCAATTAATAGAAATTAATAAAAAACTAAATGCAATTAGAAAAAATAAAAATTAACTTATTACAACCCGCAGAATACAACCCGCGACAAATAAACACAAAGCAATATAATGATTTAAAAAAATCAGTTGTTAAATTTGGTTGCGTAGACCCTATAATTGTAAACGAATATTATGATGACAATAATTATATTGTTATTGGTGGTCATCAAAGATTAAAAATATTACAAGAACTAAATTACACACACGCACCGTGTATTATTTTAAACCTTAACAAACAAGATGAAAAAGAACTAAACATTAGACTAAACAAAAACGTTGGCGAATGGGACTTTGACATTTTAAGTTCATTTTTTGACGTGCCAGAATTAAAGGACTGGGGATTTAAAGAAATAGAACTTGATATTAACATTGACAAATTAGATGTTGACAAAGACGAAACATATAAAATAACAGTCAAAACAAGCGATTCTTTACAAGCTAAAGAATTATTTGACGAATTAAAACAAAGGGGTTTTGATGTAAAAACAAACGGTTAAAAAACGGTTACAAATGAGTGAATTTCCAAACAAAGCAACACAATTTAGTTCAACAAATCAACCAGACAAACGTGGTCGTCCAAAAGGTAGTAGAAATGTTGCGACAGTATTAAAAGAATTGTTGTCAACACAAGACACAAACATGGGTGGTGTTGGTGATTTTGGTTCGCCAATTGCAAAAATGTTAATACAAATTGCATTTAGTAAAGACAGTAACAACAACGAAAAGTTGAAAGCAATTAAAGAAATACTTGACAGAATTGAAGGATTGCCAGAACAAAACGTCAACGTTTCTGCAAAACCCCCGTCGTGGATAAATGAAGACGATGAAGAAACAAGCGAAACCATATTATGATTTAAAAAATTCTAATAAACGAATTTGTGTGTTGCAAGGCGGAACAAGGTCTGGCAAAACATATTCCGTGTTGTTAGCGTTGATTGAATTTGCATATAAAAATAAAGGCAAGGGACTATATATTACAATTGCAAGACAGACATTGCCAAGTTTAAAGGCGACGTCAATGCGTGATTTTTTTGACATACTAAACAAGGAAAACTTATATGACGAACGCAATCACAACAAGTCAAATAACATTTACATTTTATATGGCAATTTTTTTGAGTTTATAAGCACTGATTCAGAACAAAAAGTCAGAGGGCGTAAAAGGTCGGTTTTATTTATGAATGAGTGCAATGAATTCACAATGGACACTTTTATTCAATTGTCATTGCGAACAACATATAAAATAATAATTGACTTTAATCCAAGTGAAGAATTTCACTGGCTTTATGAACAAGTTATTGACGCAAAGCGTGACGACGTTGACTTTTTTGTTTCTACATATAAAGACAATCCGTTTTTAGAAAAAGCGACAATAAAAGAAATTGAAAGATTAAAAGAAGTTGACGAAAATTTATTTCGGGTTTTTGGTGAAGGTCGGCGAGGGGTTGCGACTGACACCATTTTCCCGTCATTTAATATTGTTGACAATATTCCAGACAACGCAAAAGAAATTGCACTTGGTCTTGACTTTGGTTATTCGGCAGACCCTACCAGTTTGGTTCGTGTATGCAAACACGATTTAGACTTGTATATTGACGAACTGGTTTATCAACGCAATTTGACAAATCAAGATATTGCAAATAAAATAAAAGAATTAGATATTGACAGACGTTCGGAATGTTTTGCCGACTCTAGTGAACCTAAAAGCATTGAAGAAATTTTTAGAATGCAAGTTGTTAACATTAAACCCGCTAAAAAGGGACATGACTCCATTCGTATTGGTATAGATGTTATGAAACGGCACAAAATTAACATTACAAAACGCAGTGTCAACACAATCAAAGAATTTAGGAACTATAAATGGATAAAAGACAAAAACAATCAAATTACAAACAAGCCAATTGACGCATTTAATCACACAATTGACGCGGTGCGTTATGTGTGTTTGAATAAATTAATGGTCACATATTCTGGCAAATATTATGTCAGTTAAACAAAACAAATAAAATTATATTTATAAAAAATGAAACAAATAAAATTAACAGTTCCAGACAATTGGAACGACATAACGGTTAAGCAATATCAAGAATTTATAAAAATTGTTGAAAGCGACGGCAAAGACAAAGACAAAACAATTCAAATGGTGTCTTTATTTTGCAAAGTGCCAATTGACGAATTAAATAATTTTGCATATAATGACATTGACAAAATTGGAAAAATACTTGTAAAAATGACTAAAGAAGACCCGTCAAATATTGAAATGACAAAAAATGTAGAATTTAACGGTCACACATATTCTGTCGTTCCTAATATGTCAGAAATGACAACGGGTGAATTTATTGACCTTGAAACATACTGCGAAAACGTGACAGAAAACCTACATAAAATTGCTAGTGTGTTATACA